CTTCATATCCATGTGCAGTAGCACGGTCGCAGAACGTATAGTCTTCGCCAACGTATCCTTCTGGGGTAGATTTAAAGTCAAAGAATGAATAGCAAAACTTGTCAGGATGTCCGTTCTCTACTCGGTCATCATGGTATTTCCACTCAGGATGTTTGTCTCTGAGTGTCTCAAACACTTCTCTACGGATCAACATAAACGCCGTAGCAATCCGTTTAGCCTTTACCAATCCATAGGCGTTCATATAGATACCGCCATCGGCATCCTGCTCTAATGTAGAAATGTAGGTCTTTTGCTTTTTACGGGCTACAGGAACCCCACCTACAATCCCCTTTTTGGGGTCGGTATTCCAAGCCATCAAGCGGAAGATGTCTTCTGCTTGGAAGTTAATATCAGAGTCAATAAACATTAAATCCGTGCAGTCTGAGGCCAAGAAGTCCTTAGCAATCAGGTTACGTACACGGGAAACAACAGAGCATCCAGAGATATTGCAGATCTGAATTTGGACTCCATGCTTAGGAGCTTCTACGCAAAACTGGGCTAATGAAATAGCCAGCTTCACAGAAACTTTAAAGTCATAGGCAGGAAGACCTAACATAATCTTCCTACCAGCTAGACTAAAAGAACCTTGTGCTTGTACTGGTTCTGTCATTTTTTATCCGTAAAAGACAACTACAGAAGCTGTATTACTTACAGTGCCGTGCAGATTGGTTTCAACCAGAATGCCTTCGCCTGGAATAATGACGCTATACGCACCAGCGTTTGCTACGGCTGGTGTATTCAAAGTCAAAAGAACATCGCCACCGCTACCGCCATCTCTAAATACGACTGATCCAGCAGTTGATCCTGGCACAACATAGAGCGCTTTCATGCGGATACGCCCTAAATTAGCAGGAGTACCAGCATTATTAGTTACTTGCCCAGTCGAAGTTAACGGTGCTGAGGCTTGTACATCAGTTTGCATCGCCATAATTAATCTCCAAAAAGTTAAAGAGGACTAGGGAAAACCCTAGCCCGCTAGATTAATTATTGAACGTGGTTTGGAATTGCCCACCGTCAGAGTTACGAACTGAATACTGAATTACCAAAGTACCAGCGCCAGCGCTTAGTGTAGCTGGGGTAAAGGTAACGATTGCATCCGTAGAACCAACGTTAGACCATGTAGCCATTTGAGCAGCAGTGCCGTTCAAGGAAAGAACGCCAGCAGTACCAGTAGTAATCGTGGCAGAAGCTGCGGCAGTACCGTTAATTAAAACGGTCACAGTTCCAGACGAACCAGAAGTAAAGGTGGTGGTCTGAAGAATAAAGACTTCAGTAATCAAAGCACCAGCAGGTAATACAGCCACTTGAGTAGCAGCGGTAGTATTAAAGGCTACGGTAGCGTTTTGAGTTACATTGGTGCAACCAGTGTTGCGGATAGTACCAGCAGTAGTGCCAGTGGTATTTTTAACAGTCCCTAATAACCAAGGACCTAGGTGTGTAGCGAAACCCATGAGGTTCTCCTTATATGCACATAACCCCATATCATCGGTGCATCGTCCCCTAGGCGGGCTGATATGGACAAATTAGTCCTAGTCTTAAAAAGAATCTTACTACAAATAAAACAAAAAGGGGAGTTTTTAGCTCCCCTTTTTTAGACACATTAAGCGCCTTGTGAACCCCACATACCGAGGGGATCAGACCAGCCGAAGCTGTAACGCTCACGAGACTTGTAACGGACGTTACCAGTATCGAAATCGCCGTCCATTGAGTTGCTCAAAGGAGTACGAACGAAATGCTTCATACCGTTTGGAACGTCAGTGGTCAGGAAGTAAGCATTTGGATCGGTCAGATAGTTATTAACTGTATAACCTTCTGGGATCGAACCATTGTTTACTAAAGCGTTGATATCGTTGTCAGTTGTACCAACACGCAATTGGGTTTCGAGCAAACGAGTTGCAACGAACTGTAATGCGGGTGGAACAATTAACTTACGTGGTTTTGCAGCGATTAACAAACTACGCTCGTCTGTCCAAGCAGCGATTTGAATAACGGCAGCTTCCAAGGAAGTTTCGTTCAAATCAGCAGCGGTAGACTGAGTATTGCTGTTAGTACCACCAGAAACCAATGGATGCGAAGTAGAGAACAGAGGTACACCGTCACCACCGTAATACTGGGCGGAGTTGGTGAAACCGTTGTTCAACACGGCAGCGGCTTTAACCTGTTTGGTATAAGCCATTGCACGAGCCAAAGCCTTGGTATAACGAGCAGATAAGCTGTCATACAAGTTGTCCTCGATTGCCTCTTCCGTTAGGGAGAAGCCGAGAGCGATGGTTTCATGGTTGTAGCGAGCTGTGAATGCCTCTTGTGCATTGTCATAAGCGATGGCAGAGCCTTCGTTTTTGACTGGTGCAGCAGAGAATCCAGACAGCTTGGTTTCTTCTTCGAACGAACGCTCAGAGGTCTCTGTTTCATAGATCTCTTTGTGTTGTTCACCGTAAGTTGCATACTCCAAACCGAACAAAGCGTTCAAGCCAGGGAGCAACTCTTTAAGTAGTTGGGCACGAGAAATAGCCATTTAATTGCTCCTTAAGCTGCTGTTGCGACAGGGGTTGCACTGTAATAGGTATGTACGCCAAAGTTGAACTTGACGATTACCTCAGTGAAAGAACCAGACGCATTAACGGTCTCTGGAACACCCGCAATAATGCGGAATGGCAGAGTCGTTACTGAATCGCTGGTAGCGTTACGTACACCTTCGTTTGAGTCACCAGTCGTTGTAGAACCAGCGGTGGTAAAGATACCAACGTTGTTACCTACATCAGTCTGGGTCAAGCCGCCAATAGCGGTTGAAGATGAAAGAACTGCCACTTTAAAGAGAGTGTCAGGATCATCACAAACATAAGCAGTAATATCCGAAGCAACAGTGCTTGCAGGATAGTATTGCTGTTGAAGGAGCTGCTTGGTACTTGGATTAGTAAAAGTACAGCCCAAGAAAATACCAACAGCATCGGTCGCAGAATCAGTGGTAGAAACACGGCTCAAAGTACCACCTGTGTTCAGACGCACGACATCACCATAAAAAATGGAAGTGCCAGAACCTGAAGCGATGGGAATTTGACGAGTTGCACCAGCAAATACCTGACCACCGATCAAATTGATCGGTCTAAACCCATAGGGTCCGTCTACGGTAGGATAAGCCATTTAAAACTCCTAAATTAAAAATTAACCTTTTCCAAAACTCACCGTGGATTTTTTCTCATTAAAGAGAGGCATCCTTGGGTCATTCTGGCGCATAAGATTATTGTCTACAGCATCCATTTGGCTTTCGGCTTGAACTCGGTAATGTGAATTACGTTGGTCAACGAACTCCTCAGGAGTCTTGCATAACAATAAACCGCCAATCTCAATGTTGTCCTTAAAACGACTATTGGGATCAACTAGCAGTGAGAACTTCGGTTGTTCCTCTATTCTTACAGGCTCCCATCCTTCTCTGAGTTTGGCAGAGAGATTGCGGGGGTCCGCAGTTCCTAAAGTAGATGTTCTGATCCAGCGGTAGGCAAAACCTGCTTGCTTGTCTGGTTCTGGCAACAACTCAGGCGGTTTCCACTGCTGGGGACGCATGCTTTGTTGACGATCTTCTACTTCACGAGGTTTTCTGTTTTCAGCCATTTTGGGACTCCAGTTTAGTAAGTTCACGAGCGTATTGCTCTGGTGTTAGATTGAATTTCTTAGCCAGTTGTACTTGCGTTGGCGTAAGTTTGACTCTTTTTGGAGAGGTAGACCTAGTCGCTGGCGCAACTACCGTGCTCGGTTTACTAGTTTTCACAGAGGGTTTGGCCTCCGTCTCCGAAGAGTATTTGGTCTCTTCTGCGACCCCAAATTTCTCTGGGAATCTTTGACGCATTTCTGCATCAATGGTCTTGAAATAGTGGTCAGATCCTATCGGAACTCCTTCTCTTTCCAAGCGCCTATGAACACCCATCGCTAGGTAGCTCATATCTTCATCAACCCCGTACCACTGGTTTTTGTCCAGCCACGCCTGGGTTTTTGAGTCCAAACGTTGAGGTTGTTGTTGTATTTGTACAGGAGTTTCTTCATTTTGTAAAGTATCTTCTGCAAACTCTGGTTTGTACTGCTCCACCTGTTGGGATTCGAGCTGTACTTTGGTGAGCTTTTCTTGAGCTTCTACAAGACGATCTGAATCGCCAGAGTCATATGCGTTCTTGTATTCAGCCTTAGCCTTTTCTAATTCGTGGGCTATGTTTTCCTTGTACTTGGTGTGCAAGGTCTGCTCTCCAGCACTGAGCTTGGTCTTGAGGTGCTTGTTCTCAGAAAGCAACTTCTGCGCTACACGAGCTGCTTCTTCTGCTTCCCGTGCTGATGCTTCCCTAGCCCTACGCTCATCATTCCAAACCTTTTTAAGCTGTAGGAGTTTCTCCTTAGCCCTGCCAGTAAAGGCTTCTAGGTCATCGGTGTCAAGCTCTTCAACAATATCCTTTGGCATCGGTGCTGAATGAGCACGGTCTTCCTCAGGGGTATCGTCTTCAATGACAATCTCAAGCTGCTCTTCCTCTTCCGCTTCCTTTTTTTCATGGGGAAACTTAAATTCTTCCATTTCTAAATCAGGCATGATGTTCTCCTTAAGGTCTGGTTATGCCACGGGGATCTTCGACTATTCCTTCTACAGAATCGTCATTAATGATCCTAAATTCACGCCCGTGGATCTTTAATCGTGTGCCAGAGTTTGGTCTGGCTAGGATAAAGTCACCAACTTTGCACCAAGGCCCAGTGGGGAAACGGCTTTCGTCCTTGTAACAATCAGGACCCATTTTTACAACAAAAAACACCGTAGATAGCACTTCTTCGTGACGCAGTGTGGTATCCGATTTGAGAATACCGCTTTCGTAAGTGTCATCAATCTCAGGAATAGCGCACAAAATGCGGTATCCAGAGGGTTCTGGTAGTTGTTTTGCTTTTTCCTCTGCTGTTTGAGGCAGGGTTGTTACTGCGGATACGTCATCGGGATTTGAGCCGATTAGTATTTCAGTCATCAGATTTCTCCATTCGTTGTTTGAGGTCTGTAATTGCTAAACATGCGGACTCAAGACCTCGTATTTGTCCACAAGCGTACTTATATTCCTCGTAATTCGTACAATTTCCCGCAGAAATAGCGTTTTGGAGCATATTTATACGGTCACGATACTCATTTAAGAGGTAATCCAAGTTTTTATCCACTATCTTTTTCCTGTTTGAGGTTTAGTTAGCTGTTGCATCTTGGAAAGTTCTTGCATTCTCTTGATTTCGACTTCCATAGCGTCCTTTTCTGTTTTTGCCAGAAGCTGAGCGCTTGCAATACGTTCTTGAGAGGCAATTCTTTCTCTTTCTACTTCCAATCGAGCAGCTGCTTCTGCTGCATCGGCTTGGTCTTTCAATGCTTTGCGTTGTTCCTCTGCCTGTTTGAGTTCGAGTTCCTTCGCTTGCATCTGAATTACTGGGTCTTGTGCTGCCTGTTGTGCTTGTTGAGCAGCAATTTCGGTTTGATTTCGCTGCAACAAGGCATCGGAAGCCTTGACTGCCATTTGTGAGATCTGAACTTCCAGATCTCGTGGGATTGCTTCGTCCTCTTCGCCAGTTGGAAGAGGCATTCCCATCATTTCTTGCATCTGTTTTTTGTATTCAAAGGCTAAATGCTGTTGAATATGTGCCATAGCAGCTGAGGCGATGGCTTGTGCCTGTGGATTTTGACCCATGAGAGCTGCAATTTTGGGATCTTTCATGGCATTCATGTGGATTGTGATGTGTGCCTGATGATCCTGGTACATAAATGCCTTCACAGGCTTCATATTTAGGATGTTCATGTTCTCCGTAATTGGGTCTTCTGGCATTTGATCGTCTTCAATCTTGACCAGTTTCTTCGCATTCTTGATTCCTAAGACCTCTAACATTTGGCGGTGCAGCTGCCCTAAGTCATAAAGCTGGGGAGCTTGCTGTGCTAACTGCAAAACGGCTTGATACTGAACCACCTTCTGGCTCATGGTCGCCGCATTTGGGTCAGAGACTGGGATTACATCGCAGTTATCGTAGTCTGACTGCTTAGCAAAGCGGTTTCCTATGTCTGGCTGGTAGGTATATTCGTCAGGGGTGTAGTCCCGAATGATGTCTTTTAAGAGTTTGAGCTCTTGCTTCATTGAATAATGAACACGAGCTTGTACTGCGGACATCACTTTGAGCGTGCGCTCTAGGATTGCAAGGGTTGTTCCAACGGGTGTATTGGCTGACATGTCGGCAATTTTCATATCCGATGCCGAGGCAAAGCGTCTGCCTTCTTCTACGATATTACCGAGCAAGGTATATAAAACTTGGCTTGGCTCTTTGTATGGAAGAGGAAGGATGTTGTCTTTTAGCGCACCTGATGGAACATCCACATCCCTAAATTCTCCTGGAGAGATCGGTGTGTCATCACCTTTGACTCGCATGCCACGGGTCTTAAAGCCACCTGGCAAGTTCGAGAGTGTTCCTGCATCCACGAGCTGCCGAATAAGACTAGTACCAGACTTAGCAAAAGCGCCGACAAGATGAATAAGCCCAAAATAATAAAAGCCAAAGCCTGGAACATAGCCATAATGGACGAAATGCTGACGTTTTTGCTTAGTTTCATCTTCAGGTCTCCAGTTTCTACGGATCGCTAATACTTGTTGCGTTCCCTTTTCAATGGTCACAATGTAAGGCAGAGCGATCCCTGTTTCTTTACCGTCTTTGTCTTTGTCTTCAAAGCCTTCAATATCTAGATTGACTTGGATTTCAAGGATTTTATAGCGGTCATCGGAGGTCGCCTGAAAGCCCATCTTCTGGGCAATCTTCTTTTCTACCTCATCAAACGCTGTGCTTGGCGTTCCTAAATCAATATCCCGATAGAATCCTGCGACTTGGAGTTTGCGTAATTCATTTTCGGTCTTGCGCATGACATGGGTTACACGCTCAGCGGTCTGTAGGTCAGAGGCGCCATAAGGAACAATCAAGTCTTCGGCTGGCACAAATAAAGAGACTTGCCGATCTAGGGCGGGATCAAAGTAGACTTTCTTAAAGGCGTTGCCTGATAGACCTAGACCCCAGCACATTCTCTCGTGCTCTGGGCGGTACTCTGGCATTTCCTCTGTGATCTGGTAGTTCATGTCTTTTTGAACCCGATCCGCAGCTGCTACTTTTTCTGGGGTTTCTTTACCGATAATCACGGTCTTGACTGGTCCAGCT